CTCCAGCAGTAACAATAGCACTTCCACTAACAATTCTTGTTTTTAAAGAACCATCATTTAATAAAACATCATAACTATATCTACCTGCCTTTAAAGTAGATGTAATCGTAGATCCTAAAGATATTCTCAATTGTCCTTGTGCACGGTTTGGAAATGACACCCCAAATGATGCCTTATCGTTTAGTGAAGCAGGATGTTTTTTCAATTTAGAAGTTGCAGTGTAACCACTTAAGTCTAGTGGTGCATTTGCTGAACTTTCTAAATTAAAAGTTTGGTCAAAATCAGCCCCAACATCGATTATTATGTTACTGATATATGCTGCCATTATTTAAGTAATTAGGATCTGTCTTAGAATATTTATAAATCATTTATCCATAATATTTCGAAGGAGAGTTTTTATCTCATTTATATCCTGTTTTAAAGAATCCAAATCACTACGCATAGTGTCAAATTTTTTCTTTTCTTCGTATTTTTTCTGAGAAATTTTCATAAATTTGTCAAATTCACCTTTATTTCGATTAACTATTGCGTTTGATCCCATGTCTCTAACATGGGTTTTATCAGTTTCTACCTTTAAATACCTTTCCATTAATCTATATCAAACGATCTAAGAGCAATTGCTCTAAAGTTTTTAAGTCTGGGTGGTTTTGCTTGATTAGTAGATGTCATAACAACTTTAATCATAAATCCGTTAAATTGTGGAGTATTTTCGGCAGTGAATTTATACTCACTAAATGTATTTCGTTTAGCATTTGGTTTTACAGTAGTATCTGGTAATCCATTAAGATTGAATGGAGTATAACTTTGTCTAGCACCACCACCATCACTTCTAACTAGTTTGTAGAATACTCTAATATCCCCCTCTGCTTCTCGATGACCATCAAATTGGACTAATAATGAGTTTGAAACAAACTCTAAATTAATCATTTTTGTTTCGTATATTGCATTATTTGGATCTGATCCTGGAACTTTTGTTCTACTATCAGTTTCAAAATCATCAACTTTATCATCAACTAGATTACTGAGTAATATTGCATTGGCATTGTCTAGATTAACTACTGGTGAAATATCTGGATTGTTAGTTGAAAGTGTCAATTCAAGAGAAAGAGATTTATTTTTATCAAGTATCTGATATTCATTTGTTCCACCTGCTACTATTCTTGGAGTATCAAAATAATTAGTTTTATTCAGTGCAACATTTTCATAACCCATATCATTAAATGAAGCTTCAGTTCCACTTAAACTTGTTCCTGAAGTTGTTTTAATTCTAGCAGAAATATTTGTTCCAGTGGGCGTGATTGATGTTATTTGTGGATCTATTGCTTCAAAAGGTATATTTTGACTAACACGTAAATCATTACCACCACCAGATTTTGTTGTTTTAAATGAAACCTCAGTTGATGCTGTAGATACTTTAACATGATAACTATTAAATGTTTTTTCTCTAGGATCAATATCATGTCTTTTGTTTATTTTTCTTAGAGAAACACCATTGAACTCATATTTGTAAACATAAGACTTTGCCTTATGATCTGATTTTCTACGATCATCTACACCAGCATCTATTGCTCTCGTGATATTTGTTAAAGTATTTCCCGATACTCCCTTGTATTTTATTACCTCTTTATCTATTTGAATATAACCAGGAAAATCAGTAGTTACTGTTTGATCTTCAAAAGTATCAAATCCAGTTGTACTAGAAAGAGATATAGTAGTTGTATCGTCATCAATTTTTTGAGTTAATGTAGTTGGCTTGACATCCGATTTAAATCTTCTAATTCTTACTTCATTTGTATTTGAATGCATTCCATGATTTCTATGTCTGACTTTAATTGTATATCCATCTCTTATAGAATCTGGAGTAATAGAAGTTATATCAGCATTAGCAATTGTATTTTGACTTCCACCACCATTAGGTGTGTGAATCATATCTATGCTACTTACAAGATTATTTTTAACATCATCCAAGATAATAATATTTGTACCGCCAAGTCCAACATGAGACTTCACAACAACTCTAACTCCTGATCCAGTTGAACCAAGAGGATTTAACATAAGTAAATCACCAGGTGCATAACCAGAACCACCACTTTGAATATTAATATTTGCAGCAGTCACTGCACCACTATCAACCGTAACATTTGCAGTTGCACCTTGACCAAATCCAGTTAAACTTGTAAATCCAATTCCACTATATACCTGAGTTCCACTTGTGGGTGTAAGTCCAATACCAGTATTTCCAACCACTGTTAGATTACTGTTTGATGCTCCAGTCTTTATCGGGCCTCCAACAGCAAATACTTTTCCTGTATTAATCGAACCACTTATAGTTTGTTCAAATTTATCTCCTTGTGCAAATACTGTCTGACTTGTTGCACTTAAGGAAACGCTAACTCTTTTTGAGAATGCAATTACTGGATTTCTTCTTTTAATTTTATGTGGTCTTATTTTTGAATTATAAAGTAAAACACTTGATGGTGTATTAGTTATAAAACTTGCTTTATTTAATTTAAATTTAAGGTCTTCATACTGACTAGGAGTCCATGTGCGATTATTTTGCGATTTAAATAAAGAACCTAAAGATGGTTGTGTTGCATTTAATCCTTGAGTTATTAAGTCACTCTCTCCCATTCTATTAATAAATGCCAAGTAGTTAAGAGTGCCTGGTGCTTTTAACACTAAAGCATATTCATATCCACCCTGTAAATAAACAGGTGACTTAAACTTAAATGATGTTACCTTACTACCATCATCAGAAATTTTAACATTTTTTGGTCTTATTTTAGTTTCACCAAACGGAACTATTGTTGAAGTTGGGGTTCCATCCCTCATTGTTCTTATTTCAATGATGACTGGAATTTTTTTATCTTTTGTTTTAAAGAACAATTCACCACCAGTAATGAATATACCACTTTTGTATTTTTCTTTTACCATGAATGATTGTGCTAAAGGATCCCTTCTTTCTATTCGATTTCTATCAACATCTACATCTACTTCAGTTACAGTTTCAGTTCTTGTTCTATTAAATGTTCTAGATACATCTTCCCTTCCAACTTCTATTCTTTCTATTTTTGGTTGTTTGATAGATAGAGTTTGTTCTTGAGTGCTTGTTTGATATCCACTAGCATGGTATTCTCCTTCAGCTGAACTGGAACCAGGATCCAGTATAGCTGCATTTCCTGAATCGGTAGTTATCCTAATTGTATTATTTCCAGTTGTAAATACAGGATTACTCGCAATTTTTGGATCAGGAATATGTAAAGAGAAAATTAAATCACCAAACTCATCACTAACTAATTGTATATTTTTAACAGTTGCCTGTGCGGATCCATCCGTATTCACAAGTTCCATTCCTTTATAAACATATCCACTATTCTCAACATTATTTTCTAATGATAAATCAGCAGTATCAATGTTTAATACTTCACTGGTGCTTGAATATGCTGAAGATAAAGTTGTATTTGGATATGCTAAATTTGTAATAGTTTCATCTGGATTATTGTATGGCCCTTCTTTGTGATTTGGGGATGCAACTCTAAATTGAATCTCAGGAACTGAAGTTGTTTCATTGGACTGAGATATACTTTGAACAATATCATTGACTGCAAAAGTACCCTTTACCATTTCAATTGGAAGAAATTTTGGAACCGCATACTTTGTTAAATCAGTGTTTTCCATAAAAACATAAAATCTTGTATTTGGTTTTACCTTTTCAGCAAAAACTTCAATATTTCTAGATCTGACATTGTAAAGAATATTCATACCTACAACTTTAGATCCCAAATCTATGACTTGCTCACTAGCAGATAACTCTAAACCAAATTCTCTTTCAACACCAGATTCTTCAAATGTTTGTCTAATTGTATTTTCAATATCTCTGGTAGTAGTAGTTCTTGTTACTCTTGCTCTTGTCGTTCTTGTTCTTTGAACGTCAACATCCTCTGATAAAATCTCTCTATCAACAATATCTTCATCAATTAAAGTAGCACTATCTCTACCATTCCAAGTAGTTTCATGAGAATTCCAGAAACTTGATGCCATTCCACCATTATCATCGTCAATTCCTAATAAATCTGCTATTCCATCAAAAACACTATCGATTTGAATATTCTGTGAAGGTAAAACTGTTTCTTCAATCCAAAAATCAGAACTTGGATTTAATTCAATTGTTCCAATAAAAGTAGTAGTAAGAAATGGGTTTAAATTTTCAACTCTAGTAGCATTTGGTTGATCTATAAATGTTTCTTCAGTATAATTTAAAGTTAAAGCAGATCCTCCTCTAGTAATATTAGAATCAGCAAAATCATTAGCAAAATTATAGTCTGTGGTTAAAGGATTTGCTGTAGTGCTTACTGTTTCAAAAACTAATGAAATATTTCTTTCTGTAGATCTTGGTCTACACTCTCCCTTTGTAATATCAATGTCAAAATTAGATTCTCCCCTTAAATTATGTTTTTTATGACTTTTAAAATTATCAACAAAAAAACCAGATTTAAATTTATCTAAACCAGTATTTGGATCTTTTACTGATAAATTTTTAGTATCAGTCTCTAGTAAAGATAAAGTAGTATAATTTTCTAAATTTTTAATTCTATCCTCAAGACTACCAATATCTCTCATAGTAAATCTCTTATGAGGGACAGTTTTTGTTATTACCTCAGATGCGTTACGGACATATGGTGGATATAAAAGTGTTGCAACTTGAAATGCATCTTCGTTGGGAACTGGTGCTTTTGGAACTCTTGATGGTTTTCCTTCTTTTATATCAAACACACCGTCTTTCAATAGATATAATCTATCAACTCTTCCCAAATAATAAGAATAATCCACAACAACAGTTTTATTTGTAACTACTGTTTCAGATCCTGATGATGAAAAACTTCTAGAAGCAAATGAAAATGGAGATTTAGTACTTGTTGTATACGGGGCCACTCTAGGTCTAAAATCGATATAATCAGAAGCCCAACTATCGAAAATAAATGGCAAATCTTTTGAATAATCAAGAGTATTATAACTATTGACTGTTTCAATATTACCTACTGACTCATCATTTACAAAACGGTCAAATATAATTCTCAATTTACGAGTTGGTTTTTCTGCATCAGAATTTCTAACAATTCTCGCATAATCTACAAAGTCATCTCGATGTCCACTATCTAAAGTAAAATTATCAATTATATTTGAGTCACCAATAACTATATCAGATATTGTAGCTGTGATACCAGAGGTCTGTAGAGAGATGGATTCATCTAATTGGAATGTATTTTCGTTTTCATAAACAAAAGATAACTGAGTCGCTTGCACAACCACTACACGAGCAACCGCACCTGACGCTGCCCCAATAAATTGCTCACCAACTAATACATTACTAGTAAATGTATCACTTTGCTCACTAACAGATATTACAGGTAATTCTGGATCATTTATATCATTTGATTCGAATATTGCTAAAACACTAACTGCTTCTGGAAAATTCAATGATATTTCTTTATCTTGAACTCTTGTTCCGTAAACTCCACTAAAAGATAATCCATCTGCTAAAGATGTTGATCCAATGCCAGATCCTGATAATTCAGATTTACTGACAATTAAATTTTCACATCTTGTAATAGATTTTTCTTTTGAAACTAATTTACTTCTTCTTACTGCAGCAGTTAAAGTTGCAGATCCGTTAGGTAATCCAGAAATTGTAACTGATTTAAGATTTGCAGAAACAGTTACTTGTGGATCAAAAAGAGTTATTGGGTTGTCATTTACATCTAAAAAATAATTTTCTACACTAAACAATTCAAAAAATAATTCACTTGTATCTCCACCAAGTGCACTAATATTAAATGTAGCAGAACTTCCTGAAACTGTAGTTGTAAATTGTTTTCTGGTAATATAAGAACTATCCAAAACATTCATGGATGCTACATAATCATTTGCTAGTCTAACTCTTAAACCAGGATTATCTGACTCATTTAAAGTTGGAATCACAACACTTACACCTGTTGGTGTACTGTTAGTAACTGCACCAATGCAAATTCCACTTACATCTGCAACTGCTGCTAATCCTACAGAATTTGCAGAGACTGATGTTACTCTGTTAAATGCAGGATTAGCAGCAGCTGGAGGAGAATATGTAATGATGTCACCAACTTTTAACTGACTTCTAAAATCAGCAATCTGAGATGATGCTAATGTATTACCGCCAGTGATACCGAATTCTGTACCTTCATTAAATACTTGTTTTTTACGATCTAAAACTGTATTTGCAGCAAATGTTGTATTTCCAGATCCAACACCTCCAATTAAACCAGTAGTACTATGAACTGCTTTGATAGATTCGATATCATTATCTACTATTTCTGTAATATTGTTACCAGAATCGACTCCGTTGATAATTAATGGTTCATTAATTTGAAATTCACCATTCACATCACGAAGAGTTACTGATGTACCACTGACTGCTGCAACTGTGTATCCAGCTGATCCACTATATTTTCCTTCTACATAAGCATCTTCGGCTATTGTTGCAGTATTTGATACTGTAAGAGCAGTATAAAGTTGAATATCATAAAGTTTTAAATCAAATATGGTAGCTCCAATACCTGAAGATGCTTTTTGATTATAGTCAAAAACTCTAGCATCTCCAATAATTGTTCCAGTAGTGGAAAATTTATTAACAGCTAATCTTTCATCTACTAATTTTATCTTTGCATTATCACTAAATCCTGTAGTTGGTGTTCCTTTTGTATTAGTAATTTTTATCGAAGTTCCAACTCTAATTGGTACACTTTTATTTTCAAGTAATTTAGTGGTTCTTGGTTTTAATATATCTAAAGATGTGGTTGATTTTTTATCAATCTCATAACCTCTTACAAATGCCTTTCCTGAAGAAATTTGAAGACTAATAATATCATCTGCAGGAGCATTTCCATTTGAAGTTGTCTGTGTATCAAAATAGATACCCCTATTTCCAATCCTATCATTTAAAGACTCTCTCACTTCAAGAGAAAAGGGTCTTACATAATAATCGCCAGATTCATCATAAGTCCTTCTTGCTAATTCCTCTGCAAATATATTGTAATCTGTTTTTGTTACGATTTCTTCTACACTTCCATCTCCAATTCTAAAAAGTTCTACAAAATTAGTGTCATCATTATCTGTTAAAGATTTTTTATGTAATGTTGTTGATAATTTAAATCTATCAGCACCAGGTGCAGATTCATTTGAAAATCCTTTCGCATTATCATATAGATCAGAATTTACTAATGATGGACTTATAATTTCTTCTTTAAGTAAAAATCCAACTTTATAACTAGGGCTATTTGTATATTGATCTAGTATTACCGTAGAAGTTACGTTCTTTACAAAAAATCCTCGAATAAAAAATACTCCTTCACTTACTGAAAGTGCAGATCCAGTAGATGTAGAATTAGAGACAATACATCTTGCAAATTGCCCATTTTCTGCAATACTTGTATTTGCGTAGTTTATACTAGAAAGAGTTATAAGATTTTCACCATCGTCAAAAATATTTGTCTCTCCATCGGTTCCTGATTTTGTATATTTAACATACAAAGTATCAAATCCCTCAATTGACTCTGAAGATGTTAATCTATTAACCACAGTTGCTTCAACACCCGTTGTTTCACCTTTTATTTCTATTTTATTATCTGCTAAAACCTTTGTATAACTACTAACTGGAACATTTAAAAAACTAGGATCTATTTTCACTGCTGTATATTGTGGATCATATGTAATTCCTCCAGGAATAACCATAGCACCTTCTTTGAAAAAATGTTGCCCAAATTTTTCAACTTGATCTTGAAGAATCGTTTGTAGAGTTGTTAATTCCCTAGCTTGAATTGGAAATCCTGGTTTAAATAAAACTTTGTGATAGTTTTTACTATCAACAAAATCGTCAAAATATGGGGAAATATTTAAATTAGTATTTTGTGGCATCTTTTTAGAACTCTATGACAATTTTTACTTCTTCCTTTTGTGAGGAGGTTCTCGTTACTGGTGCTCTATTATCAACATAGATAATATCTCCAGAGTATTTTTTAATATCTGGATTTGCTTTTCCATTAACAAATGTTTGACCTAAACTTTGATTTTTTCCAGTTGATATGGTAACAGAATCACCATTAAAAGTCGTATCAACGGTTGCATTTTCTGGACTTCCTCCAGTAATCACAATATTTTGACCTACAAAATCAAGTTTTTTGTAAGAATACTGTGAAAGTGTTGAGAATCCAACTGGTTGATAATATCTCAATACTCCAGTATCTGGTTCCCAAGAAGCAACATAACCTACTGCAGTAGAACCAACTCCGACTGTTTGAGTAATTAATGAATTAGTTGTATACGTAATATTTGATAGTGCTGTACTACCAGCAGATTTTAATTTCAATGCACTCAAATTAGTTGCAGTCGTATTATTTAGAAGGTCAGTTCCACTAAATTGGAGAGGATTTTTAACTATTCCAACACGAGAAAAGTCATTACCAATAACATAATCAGGAGCATCATCGACATTATTATCATACTTAGAGTATACCATTACTCTAAATCCACCCAATTCACGATATATGTCAGCACCGTGACCCCCTTTTGGTGGGATTACTACTTCGAAATCAACGTCACTTCCTGCATTAAGATTTTTTCCTCCAAAGGTACCTGTTTCAAATCTAACTGAAGCATAAGTATATCCACTTCCACCAACAACACTTTCTACACTTTCTACTGCTCCTCCAGCTACATTTATTGTTATTGACCCACCATCTCCATCACCAACAATCGGAATATTTGCTATTGTTCCATTAAGGACTCCCTGTACTTGAACTCCAGAACCAGAATTTGTAACAACTACAGTTTCAATTTTACCATCAACTGCAGCATTTTTTACAGATAAAGTTGCAGCATTCCCCCATTTTTGTGGAAGTGGTATAAATTTTGTAGTTACAAACTTAACTATATCTGAAGGTGTAATGCTGTAAAGATATTTCCACAAATAACCATCAGACCCATTACCAGCTATTTGAGGTGAGTTATTGGTATGTGTGGGTTCAAATAAAGATTTTTGTCCACTAGAGTTAGTTGAGTTTGTTCCATTGTTAATACAAAGGTATACCTTAAATTCAGAGGTAACAACGTAATAACTTGATCCATAAAGAGATGTTGATTTACTATTTGGTGTTAAATTTTGATCAGTATAACTATTTTTAGCAGAATAGTTATTTCTATACATTTCATACACATTTCCTGATTGCCAATCTACTCTTGGAACAACTCTTCTAACATCATTTGAAGTTATTTTCTTTAAAAATAGCATACTATCATAATAAAAACTTTCTTGAGAGAAAGAATCTACTGGAGATGGAGTTTCTGCACCCCAATCAGGATCTCCGTAGTTTTTGATGTTTATATTCTGTGGATTTGGGTGTGCCAAAAACGTATAATAATTGTTATTTCCAGACGTACCAATACCTACAAAACTATCTACAAAAGTTTCTGCGTTTAATATTCGATATTGATCAGTGATTATTGCGGGCATTGATAATTACATTTTTGATTATTTATACCTGTTATGTATAAGAAGTTTTCATAGGTAGCGTTCTTATAATTTGAGTTGAAGTTTCTATCCCTAATAAACCATTCTGATTATGGAAAGTAAATGGTTTTGAATTAGCACTTCTAGAAACGTTAATTGAACCCCAACTATAATTTCCAGATTTATAATAAGTGGATAAACCTGCAGTGCTTATACCTGAAATCGAATTTACATTTGCAAAAATCCTTGTCATTGATGATCCAACGGATATAGAATGTGCAACATAATATATATTATCTAAGAAACTATTTCCAATACTGACAGTTTCTGGGCCAGAAGATGTTGTTTTAATTCCAGTAACACCAGATCCTATAAAGGTATTTTTAATTACAAAATAATCACCAGTAGTAATTCCTGATTTTGAAATTTGATTTGAACCAGGACTTGGTGAATATATTAATGGATCTGGTTTGATTTCAAAAAATATTGCAGGCCCAGTTGTATTAATTCCAGTTGCACTAAGTCCAATTCCACATACGATCCCATAATCTCCATTGTAACTAACCTCTTCAATTTTTTCTACCACAGATGTTGTCCCTAAACCAACTATGTTTATATCATTTTGAGTCTGTCCTAAATTATCAACCTGTTGGAATAACCAAGTATCTTTAACATAAATTTTAGTATCAGTTGGAGTTATTGATTTTATAATACCTGTTGTTGGTAATATTTTTGGTTCTAGATAATTTCTCTCCTTGGACATACTTTGACCATCAATAATTACGTCTTCAGTTTGTTTTCTCCACATTGTTGGGCGAGAGAAAGTACCATCAGTTGATATACCAACTCCAGCATATGTTGTAGTTTCTACAGTATCTGCAGCAATTAATTCATACACAACTCTATTATCTTGTTCTGATTCTTTATCTGTAACAGTTCTAGATTCGGTTCTAACCTTTGAATCCTCATCTATTGTAACTCTGACAAATAAATTAGATCCAGAACCACCAATTACTGTCTTGATTCCAGCTGTGTATAATGCTCCAGTGTTTATAATAGTCACACCTGAAACTCCTCCATCAGGAGTTATGCTGTCAATTTTTAGTTTAGCTAAGTCTACATTTGGATTCAAACTTCCTGATTCATCAGATCCCCCTAAAAGTTCTACTTCCTGACCTATTGCAAATCCACTTCCACCGTTTGTTATAGTAACAGTATCAACTAAATTATGAGGTGTTGTTGTTACAATACCAGAATTGACATTCTCTTCACTAAAGTATTGTAATTTTAATTCATCACCTGGTTTTATTGTTTCATCAACATCAACAGTTTCAAAATCATCACTGGATCCAGTATAGAAATACATTTTAAAATTACTACCTAATTTTGGAGCCTCCCTAAATGTCATTCGTGTTCCTTTTTCAAATTCATAATCTTGGCCTGGTTTTTGAAGAATATCATTGATAAAAATTAAGAAATTATTTTGAAGTGTAATTCCTGACCCCTCTCTTGCCACTATACTATAGTATTCTTTATCAGTTATAGTTCTAGTAATTAAGAATGACCTTCTAAATCCATTAAATTGCGAACTAAAATCATCAAGCTCTAATAATTGACCAAAACACCATCCTGCAAATTTATCTTGAAATCTATTTTTTACAGTAATATTAAAAGCACTTGTTCCTATTCCAACTTGGAAAGGAAGAGTTGTTAATTGTAAGTTATCTCCAATTTCATAACCTTTACCACGATCTGACATATCAAAGGATATGATACTCCCACCAGTTCCAACCACAACATCCATTTTTGCTCCACTTCCATTACCACCAGATAGAGGTATATTTTTATAAGGACTTGGAGGTTCTGTTGTAACAAAATCAAAACTTGTTGCTATACCTGTATTTGTATAACCAGTTCCTGGATTTGTAATGGTTATTGCAGTGACAACTCCTGCTGTTACTGAGGCAGTTAAAATTGCATCTATACCCCCACCAACTCCAACATCAAGAGTTATTGTATTTGTAGTAAATTCTATTATTTGTAATGTTTGACCTGAAGCTGGATCAGTTGCTCTTGGGTATGGGTGATCAGATACAAAATTATCTCTAGAACATCTGAATATTAATGAATTATTATCAAGAGTAACTGTATTTGCAGAAGTTAATCCATGATTGGCAATTGTTAATGTCAATAAACCAGTTTCAGAAATATAAGTTGCACCTGTTGGAGTTAACTGTGATCCACCTGTTACATTTACAGAATTAGCAGTAGAAGATATGAAAATATGTGTAAAATGTCTATCAGTTGCTGCAATGGAAACTAATGGGGGTGATAAGTATCCAGCACCTCCACTTTCTATACCAACAGATTGAATTGTTCCACCTGCTGATACAACTGCAGTGAATATTGCCTTTCTTGGAACTTGATATGCACTTCCAATACCAACATCAAATTCATTTATAATCCCACCTTTAGGTAAATCTTTATTTGCAGCAGTTCCAGTAAAATCAATTGTTTGTCCAGTTCCAACAAGTCTGTAATCTGATTTATTAATGTCTCCTACATCTCCATAGAAAGGTTTTTGGAATATATTATTGATTAAAAATGCACCAAAACTTTCATTGATACCTGATATGTCATTTCCTTTTGATGTCAAATTGAATTGATCTGTGGATCCATCAAATCTATCTGATATATCGTCAATAATAGCATTAGTATTATAACTTAATCTATAATACGCTCTACCAGAAAATGTAGAAAAAGTAACAATACCAGAATTAGCAGTTGGGCCATATGGTGCTTCAGAAAAATATATTCTTCCTTCTTTTATTCGATAATCACCTTTAATTACAGTTACTGCTGCACCAACAGTGTGTGCTGCAGCTACTGTTCCCATTTCTCCTCTTACTACATTTAATGAGTTTGTAGACCCAACACCAACTAAATTAACCTTAACTATTTCATCCTCTATTTTAAGTAATGATTTTCCTGAAATTTCTGAAGCATTATTCAAAAATACTATATCTGTAGATAATCCAACTGCTGTTGATAACCCTACAGAAACAACTGTAGAGAATCCAACGGGACTTTGGATCATATTGTCTATACTGATTAGACCCCTAATTGTAGCGTCATCTGGAGGGACTGAGATAGTATTTGTATTACCAATACCAATTACATTAGTAAATGAAACTGCAATTCCAGCAGAAGCAAAACTAGCAGCAATTGCTACTTGAATAGTATCAGAGTCTACTTTGATTGCAAAAATTTCTGATGGTAATAAAGTTGTTGCAGCAACACCTGTATTTGTATCTGATGTAGTTCCAATCCCAATTGATGATTGACCAGTATGAGGTTTGTATATTAATCTTTCACCCGTATTAAAATTGTGTTCGGATATTGTTAGTTGATGATTTGTAGTGTTTATTCCAGATGGATTAAACTCTCTATGAAATAATCTATTACCTCCAGTGAATACATTAAAGTTAGTGGTTCCAATAACTCCACCACCAGTAGAAGTAACAATTCCCGTAAATTGAGAACTTATATCATCAATTAAAAGAACTTTATTTGATACTGATTCATTATAATCGGTTAAAATTTTAGATCTAAATATGACTAATTTTGATAAATTTTCATCATTAGTGTCTTCCCCAACCATGTCATAATAAAATCTTTCATGAACTGAAACTTCCTCATTAATATCAACATCAAAATCTATCTCTCCTTCTGCAGTTGGCCTTAAATTTTTCTTTCCCTCAGTTGCATTAGCAGTTGTACCAATACCTAAATTACAGAAATTTTTAAATCCAGCAACATGATCTAAACTGTTAACTGAGTCTTTCCAAGTATCATAAGGAACATCACCTTTAATTGAATATGAAAATCTTTGATAATAATCATTATCATGTATATTTTGTATATCTAAATTTAATTTTCCAGTATCATCTTTCCATCCATTAAAATTGACAGCCGTACTGTCTACGTTCAAATCAAAATCAAATTTGAATTGTTTGGTTACTGTTCCTTTGTTATTACTTACTGTTCCTGTAATCTTATCACCTACAATAAAATCTTCATTAGGGTTAAATACCTTCAATGATTCCGATACTTGATTCCAACCATTTTTGGATACAGTTGCAAAAACATCCTTTCCATCAACTTTAACTACTTCTTCATCAATAAACGATGTTCTTTTGAATACTGGTGTAAATACTGCTAAATCATCTTTCTTTATAACTCTACCAAAATTATTATCTATTTGATATAATCCTCCAGTAGTTCCAAGTCCAACTAATGAATAACTGACTGATTCTTGTCCACCAGTTGTAACAATACCAGTTACTCTAAAATATCTGTAATCATAATCACTTGAATTATATCCTTCAGCATCATTTGTTATTTTAATATTCTCAACAAATATTTCATCATTTATCGCAAATGGAAATTGTCCAGAATTATTATAAAAACCACTATCAGATCCAGAATCTGGAATTGGTGCTCTTAAACCTAGTGTAACTGTTTTATTACTATCAGTTGTAGCTGAATTTACAACAATTCCATTTGAATTTGTAGTTGGTATGATTCTAAGATCTTCTGATAATCCACTCTCATTTGTTAAAATTTTAATATCACTAACTGATGATCCTATTAAAAATGTTTGAGCAATTATAGAGGTTTTACCTATAGCCAATACATTTGGTGGACTTATGTAATTTATCCCTCCTGAAGTTATTCCTATTCTTTCAAGAGTTAGAGTATCTTTTAATTCCAAAATTACATTACTATCTGCTTTTGGTTTTAAAGTTTTATCAGGTGAAAATTCTAAACCTTGATTAGAAACTTTAGTATCATTAACAGTTCCAATATCATCTGTCTCTACAGATAAAACTGCATTTACTCCAGCAGTAGTTCCAATAGAGGTTATAATTGGTAGTTTATCAACATTAATACCATCACTTAATACTTTTACAAAATATATGCCTCCAATCTCTCCTGTTGAACTCGTTGAGTACAATGCAGTTGAAAATCCAGAAGTTGTGTAGGAGTTTGTTTCTGAAACAGTTCTTGGGTTAAAATTAAAAGTTGTACTACCAATTCCAGTAACTCTATGTTCAGTATTAAATAAAGAATCCTTTACTTCTATTTTAGAATAATCAGAAACTCTTTCATCAACTGGTAAAAATAAAGTTTTACTGTAATTTGTGTTTCTACCTTGAATTTTATAGAAAAATTCAGTCGATAAAGAACTTCCAACTGATATTAAAATATTACCACTTGTTTTGGTTATTAAATCAGTATTATATTTTGATTTAAAGTTTTTATCATTATAAAAATCTATTTCAAAATCAGTTAAACTTGAATCAGATGTTACAAAATTAATTGTGTTATTTTTATATAAAGTTAATTTTGGATTTATTTTTGATATTTGATGGTCTTGTCCTCCAGTTGATGCAATGCTTACATAATTAGTTGGGAATATTGATAAATCATAAGAATTTTCTGCCAATCTAATAGTGTTTATTGAATCTTTAACAACATAGTAAACTCCATCATTAACTAAAGGAGAAGCTGGAGTTGATGAATTATAAACTATCAAATCACCTGTTTGAAAATCATGGTCACTGATTGTAATTTTAGAATTTGTTGTGCCTATTCCAATTGCTGAGTCTATAAAAGATAAAGGATTTACAACTAATTTTCCAATAGTTGAATTATACTTAAAATTAAAAGTTTGAGTTTTATCTGAAGTAATATGAAGTTTGAATTTATCATTTACTGATAATCCATGTTGTTGTCCTGAAATTGAGACAACAGGAACAGTTACCGTTCCATCTACTCTTCTTGCAAAACCAGAGACATTCTCATTAATCTTTTCAATTTTATTATCATCACCAACACTGGAATTAATTGACTCAAAAAATATTTGATTAGTTTTAAATGATACTTTTTCAGTAGATAAACCAATAAAATCATCACTTATCTTAGAACAATAAAATGTACCAATTCCAGCTAAATCAAATGCGTTTGATAAATTGAGATTTTTTGTTCCTGTAATAGTTGATCCAATAGAAATTAATTTTACTTCATCACCATTCTTAAAATTATGATTTGGTAAGTATATTGCTTTTGCTGGAATTGACTTATTAATTGGAAGACTACCAGCAAATCCAACAACCACTTTAGTAGTTGTAGTTCCGATACCAACTGATTTAGTTGCTTCAAAATAACTGACTGCTGCTGGTTCTACATTTTTATTTTTTATTTTTTTGGGTATAGAATATGTAAATTCTGTTTGTAATTTAGTTGCTATCGATCCTGAGTTATGAGTTGATGAAGATGAAGAATCATATCCCCTTCTAACTCGATATCTATTATTAACATCGTCATGTCCAAGTATAAGAAATTTTTCTGTTCCTATTTGAACTACATCATCCACTTTGAATTTTCTAGAAATAGTAGAATCTGAAAAAGTTACAAATGTTGTGATTCCAGTTGTCGAATCGTTTGCAATATTTGTGGATAATCCAGAACTTACTGTTGTTACCCCGACAGTTTTTATACCCTCGATATTTTTATAACTTGTTGAAGTTATTCCTGATATTTCAACTATATCTCCATCAAAAAAACCATGAGGTAGTGTTGATATTCCTGTAACCTTTCCATCACCCACAGTAAATGTAAGATTGTTTACTATTGTATTTGTAGTTTCAACCGAGACAATTGTTTTTCCAACAACTTGATCTACTTTAGCTAAAATAGTAGGATCATTGAAGTTTAATTTATCATTTACCTTATAGTTTGATCCAAATTGATCTACTTTAACACCAGTTATTGTAGATGATTTAATTGAACTAACTTTTAATTCTGCATTTGAATCTAAAGAGTCTTGTAATAATGGATATCTCCTAAAATCATCGTTTAATCCTAAATGAGTAACATTTCGTTTATAATCACCACTGTTTATAACTTCATCTATTTGTTTACTATCTGCTAAGTAATTAAACTGATCTGTAGCATCACGATGTGAAAATGTGATATATGGGAATGATGGATTTTTAGTAGTATTATCTATTGTTGAAAAGTAAGCATAAGTTCCTTCAGGAAAATCAGAATTAATTACAAATTTTCCATTATTTTCATCCAAATCTCCACTTTGATTATAAGTATAATCTTCAATAAAGAATCCACTTTGATAGTTAGACGGTCTTAATTGAGTATCTGATACTGGATTAAGAACATAACTTGATTTCATAAAAGTAAATCCAATTCCTGTTCTTTCTCCAACTGGGCCGTATATTGGATTACCATCATAAGACCAACCAACAATCTTTGAATGATTATCAGTCAACTCTGTTAAAGATAAGTCAATATTATCTCTAAGTAGACGACGATATTTTTTAACTGGATAAAATGAGCAAATTTTGTTATTTTTTGATAATTCTCCATTTATTTGTAAAAGTTGAGAGTTATTTTCAGTTAAACTATAATTATATCTTTCTACCCCATTTATCTGCCACTCATGTAGTTGAGAGTTTATAATAGCACCAGATCCAGTAGGTATAACATCTATTAAGGTTTCATTTAAACTGTAACCAGATCCACTCTCAACTACAATAACATCAGTAATTTTCCCATCTGTAATTACAGATTTTAATTCAGCAAATTGCCCACTTGTTCCAGAAGTACCACCAACTCCAATAACTTCAAGATTTGGTGGTGTTGTATAATTAGTTCCACCATTTACAATATCAACATCTGTTATTTTTCCATCAAGAATAATTGGACGTAAAACTGCATCTCCATCTCCAGTTAGTAGTTTTATTTCTGGTTGACGTATATAATTAATGATATCTGTTACACCATATCCAACTCCACCATCTTCAACATAAATGCTTTTTAATCCACCTTTAACTACAGGTGTAGCAGTTGCTTTAAAATAATCGGGAATTATAGTTGTCTGTCCAACAGATACTGTTCCATTAATCTTAATTTCAATGTCAGGATATTTAAATGTATGAGTTCCAACACCAACACTGTTTAAATTTCTATATATTTTTCTTTCATAATCTTCAATATTATTTTCAATTAATTCAACCTTAAAATCACTTATGTTAGCTGTAGCATCACTTGAACTAACTGCATTAATATAAAACTGAAAAAGATCACTATCTTCACTAACAGCAGTAAATTCTCCAGTAAGGACTCCAATTTCTCCATCCCAATCTGAAAACTTAGTTTGACTTCCATCAGAATGATTAATTCTGGAATGTCTGTTGGCATTATCAAAATTTATCTGAAAATCAGTGTTTAGTGAAATTCTATATTTTTCACCAATTCTTAAATTGTTAAGTCTAATTCTAATAAAACCAGCAATACTACTATGATCATCCACCTGTTGCCATGAAGTAGCACCACTTTCATAAGTGTGTGAAATTAATCTATTTGTAAAAGCAAAGTAAGATCCTACTGCATAATTAGCATCTTCAACAGGCCCTTTATCGGAGAGTTTAAATTTATCATCAGATATTTTATTAACTTTATATTGAGTTATTGTGTTTAATCCAACAATTCTATCGTCAAAATCATTACACATATATTCTAGAATATCACCATTTTTTAAGTTATGATTTTTAGCATAAATGTAATTATTTTCTATGTTAACTCCACTGTAAATTTCAATGGGATTATTTACTGGATAACTATTACTTCTAACTGAAATTTGATGCTTGTCGTATCCTGATCCAGAATCATTAACAATTATTCTATCAATAATTCTTCTTACTTTTTTAGATCTAAATGTATGAGTTTGATTCCCATCATTAGTAAATTCTATCAAATTTGTTTTACTTATTGCTTTTTGTTCAGTTGCTGCTAATTGGAAAGCTTTCTCATCAATTTTTGCAATAAAGTAGGATGTTTCAGATCTTAATCTATCTGTAGATCCAATTCCAGCATTAGTAACTCCAACTCCAATTGGAGTTCCAGAAGCTATATAAGTTACTTCTTCACCATCAAAAAATCTATGTTCACCATTAATTTTATTATTTAATACGTCTATTTCAGTTTCATTAAATATTTTTTGATGAGTAAATCCCCTCATTTTTGCTTCACAGATTGCACCAGATCCATTTCCTCCAACTATTTTTACAGAAGGAGTATCCAAATAATCAAATCCAGATTTATCTAAAACTATTTCCGATATGGATCCAGTAAAATTTGGATTTGCTATACAACCACTTCCACTAGTGTCTGTTACTGTTAGTGATGGTGATTGAATAACATTAAAATTATTTCCAGAATCTAACACTTGAATTTTATCAATCTGACCATAAAAAACTGAATCTTTAGAAATTGGAGAGTGATACTCAACACCATTTAAAGATACTCCGATTTGTCCACTAATATTAGTATTTTCAGTTTTTATTTTAGGTGTTTTGTATATTCTTTTAAAATGATTCTGATTAGTTAACTTTTCTCCTCTATACAAATCAGCAGGAATTATTGAGTGTAAATCTGATCCTGTCCCCAAAAAATTTTCAAATAAGTTCTCATATAAATTAGAATTGTTTAATGATAATCTTAAACTATCTTTGTCTACAACATTTACATAGTAATAACCACTAGATCCTTTAGATGCAACAGTAGATAGACCAACATAAACTTTTTCTCCATTTAAAAAATTATGATCATTTATAGTAATTACTCCATTTGCATCGATACTTCCAAATGTAAAAGATTTTGACCTATTACTTGTTTGAGTGTCAAAAGATGGATATCCAGAGAAAGCAACATAAGCATTTTTCTCAGAATCTACAAATGAATTTTGTATATTTGATAAAAGTGAAGTGATTCCAAAATTTGAAGAGGCATAGTTTAATTTTTTCTTAATTATATAATCTCCAAATATGATATCTGAAATAACTGTGGTATTAATAGAGAATTCTTTAGGTGAACCAATATTATTAACTTCTATATCCTCTTTAATTATTGCTCCAGTATCTTTGTATATAACATCAACTTTATCACCAATCTTTAAAAAATGTTCTGTTAAAGTGGAAAAGTTTACGCTGGTAGCTGGATGTTGTTGAACATCAACATATGATAAGTTATTATAAAACCAAGTATTAAATTTTAAATCATTGATATCATATTTTTCTCCTAAGTGTTTTACTTTTATTGAATCGTCAAAGTCAAAATATTTTGTAACATCAATATTATCA